TGGCTTCTGCAAAGTAAATGTGCCATGCGATTGCATTGGATTTTATATAATTAGCAAGTTCGGTAATTTTTTTGCGAGATTTTATTTGTTTACTGTCTCTCATCAAATCATGTCGAAATGATTCCGTATCTTTAGGTAAAATCACGGCCGCAACATAAACCCTTCCAAATAGGGGACCTCGTCCGGCTTCATCGATTCCAACCTCAAATGCAGAACTTGGATTGTGGAAAGGTTTTAACAATACTTTATCTTTTATAACTCGCTTTGTTTTGATAACAACTTCATTAATCGGTAATTTATCCATATTTGCCTAGTTTTTGTATATTTGTTTTATTATATTTATTTGACAAATAATTCAATTTTTTACTGAGGTTTCCTTAGTTCTCTATTTTCTCGTAATAGAATATATATTTACAATGAGTGAAATCAAATTAAATCCACTATTAATATTTTTAATTCTGTTGATTGTATTGGTTGTAGCGACAACAGTAAAAAGATGGGGTCTGGTGTCGGAAGGATTTAATAGCTATTTAAAAGGTCAAGATAGCTTTAGTTCCCAAACAGTAGGTGCTTATAATTCCAAGGTTGCTATTACAAAACTATACGATGATATTTTCTTCGATCAACGAAACGGAAATGCAGTTATAGTAACTGGTTCTCAATATTCGGATACGGCAGACAGCACCGGTTCAACCATAACTGGAATTGACATTATTCCAAGAAGTTTAGACAACGTATATACTTATGAAAAAGATGCATCGACCAAAACAATGATACAACAATCCCCCGAAAGTATGCAAACTACAGTGGATTCCATAGATACTGCATGGACGGTTGCATCTAAATATAACCAACTTACTTATATTACATGGGGCAATGATACTTATTTGTATGTAATGGATTTGACAAATGCAACTGTTGCTGGAAACACAGTTACAGGAAACACGGTTACTGGAAACACGACCACTGGAAACACGGTTGCTACAACGGGTTCATTTAAGCACGCCGTAATGGGGTATTACAATGGTTCGATAAAGCAAACACACAAAGATTATACCAAAGAAAAACATGCTGATATACAATTACTTCCGTCCTATTCATACAATAAAGACTCCAAAGATGATACAAATATTGTGGAAACATTTTACGACAAAACCAAAACTGTGTTCCAATTATTAACAAATGTTATGTTTGATTTTACAAATGGAAATTTGTTGATTTTAAACGGACAAGGCACTACCCGAACAATTAATGTATATTATAGAAATTCCGCCAATTTAAATAAAGTAAACCCGGATGTTAAATACACTGCACCCACAAATACAAATACACCTGCATCGAAAAGAAGATTTAGCCAAACAACAAGTCAACCATATTTTATTCAAGACACACTTGGAGGACATACAATCATGTATTGGCCCAGTGGCGATAATACTATTTTAGCAGTATTTGCAAATACTTTGAATAAGGAAACCGATAGCATCAGAGTGGTTAAATGCCGCAGATTCACCAAAAATGGGTTATATAATAGTTCCGATGATAGTGCCAATGAGATAATTGATAGTTCTGATAACACAATTGATGAAAAGAGCAATGATGCATTATTGGACGCATTTTCAAGGTGGTATATTTATTTTAACACCAATGCAGTTGGTTCCAATAATTCGAGCGATTATTTATTAAAAACCCAAATTGTTCCTCCAGTTTGTCCTGCTTGCCCGGGTTGTCAAAGTCAAGGCGTATGTACTGATTGCGGTGGAAATGGTGGTTCCGGAACCAAGGCTTCGAACAAGGATTCACTTGCATTTGGTGCAACTGGCGCAACTGGCACAACTGCAGTAAAACCACCTATGAAAGGTCCCATTGGTGTAGCAGGAAATATTGTTAATAGTTCGGTCGATACCGCCGGAAACGTGGTTGAAAAAACGCTGGATACTGCTGGAAACGTGGTTGGAAAAACGCTGGATACTGCAGAAAATGTGGTTGGAAAAACATTTGATGTTGCTGGAAACGTGGTCGGAAAAACATTTGATGCTGCGGGAAATCTATTGAGTTCAACTGCTGACAGACTTGGATTAGATCGCGTAGGATATAAGCAATCCTACAATGGTCCCTCCAATACCAGTAGCAGTGCCGGAGCATCTGGATATCCCTCATCTGGATATAACAACACCCAATATAGACCGGGAAGCAACACAACCGGAGTTTCAACACTGCCGAATAGCAGTCCAAAAGACCCATATTCATACAATGGCGCATTGCAGTCAAAGGGTGGAAACTACGTGTCGATGACAACCGATTTCAGTCGTTTTGGACGATAACCGGTCGTTTTGGACGATAACCGGTCTAAGAATTCATTAACGTGAAGTCAACTGTGTGTAATGCGTTCAGCCGATTACAAAACAATACATTTTTATTTTAATTAAAGCTTAATCGTTAATTAAAATAAGATGAATAAAAATTTCGACAGAGAACAAACCGAACAAGAAATCTGCGAAATATTGAATAATTTTGAAAAGAACCATAAAAATACGAATTTCAAGAAGGGATTTTACATATATGGTTCTTCTGGAGTTGGCAAAACGACATTTGTGATTGATATTTTAAAGAAATTAAATTATGATGTGATCCATTATGATGCGGGCGACGTGCGAAATAAAGCCTTGGTTGAAAACATTGCGAGTAATAATATATCTTCGTGCAATGTGTTGGATATGATGCATAAGAGAGTGAAAAAAATCGCAATTGTTATGGACGAAATCGATGGTATGAATAGTGGCGACAAAGGTGGACTTACCTCGTTAATAAAACTAATTCGTCAAAAGAAGACAAAGAAACAGAGATTGGAAAATATGACATTAAATCCGATAATTTGCATAGGAAATTATAATGTGGATAAAAAAATCAAAGAGTTGATGAAAGTTTGCAATGTATTTGAAGTGAAAACGCCGACACCTAGTCAAATGAAAGCATTGATACGCACAACATTTCCAAAAATAGACGAATCCAAAGTTGAAATAATAGAGAATTATGCATTGGGTGATTTGCGAAAACTCGGATTTATTCAAAAAATATATGATAAAAAACCCGAGTTAATTAATACTGAAATACTGCAAAACATATTGAATGTAAAAACGTTCAATGAAGACACGAATAAAATAACAAAATCATTAATTGCCCGTCCGTATAAAATGGACGACCATAATACATTGATGAACGAGACAGACCGAACCACAGTTGCGCTTTTATGGCACGAGAATATTGTAGATGCCATATCCCCAAAAATGGAAACATCTTTGCCGTTTTATTCGCGATTTTTAGATAATGTATGTTACTCGGATTACATTGATAGAATTACTTTTCAAAACCAGATTTGGCATTTTAATGAGATAAGCAGTTTAATGAAAACATTCAACAATAATAGACTGTTTCATTTAACCCAAACAGAATTGTGTGAAAAGCCAACAGATATTAGATTTACCAAAGTTCTGACAAAATATTCAACCGAATATAATAATATTGAGTTCATATACGATTTGTGTCAAAAAATGGATATGGATAAAAAGGATTTGATTTCTTTTTTCCAAGAATTGCGATTGTTTTATGCGGACAAAAACCTCGATGTTATTAACGATATTTTAGTGTTAAACTCATTAGAGAAAGTGTTTGAAACTTATGACATCAATAAATTGGATATTAAACGAATGTATAGATATTTAGACAAAAATGTCAAAAAAGAGGTTTTAAAGGAATTGGACGATTTTGAAGATGAGTGATTATTTAATAGGATTCCTCATCAACCTTCATATTTGCGACATCACTTGACGTGTTGGAAGACCAGTCTCGTGCGTCAGCGTTGTATTTTGCTAATAAAGTTGCTACCTTTACTTTGGTTTCTTCTTTAACGATTTTTCCATCATCAACCATATCTTCTAAAGCAATAACATTTTTTTCACAATCTTCTCTATCCTTTTTTTCTTTTAATTGCAGTTTCCTCATATCGGCGGATGCTTTTCTGGTTGTTTTTTTATCATAATTGGTATCAACACGAGCAAGTCTTCTAAACTTAGCATAAGCTTTCATAGATTTACGCACAGACTTTCTGTACTTTTTAGTGCAGTTCGCAACTTTTGTCATGGTTTTTTTGACGAGGGCATTTTCAGCTAATCTTGGCATTTTTTATATAATATAATTAGATAAAAAATAAATTATCGCTAAATCATTGGACTAAATAATAAATTATCGCTAAATCATTGGACTAAATAATAAATTATCGCTAAATCATTGGACTAAATAATTGGTGGACTAAATCATCGACGGATCAAGTTTAAATAACGGTTCTGATTTCGATTTTGGTTCATAATTTGATTTTTGTGGTTCCTGCGGTTCAAGTTTAAATAAAGATTCGTAATTCGGTTTTTGCCCCATATCATTTAATATTTTCGGTTTTTCGCTAATAATTTTTTGCAGTTGTTTGTTTATATTTTCAAGTTCTCCAATACGTTTCTCATATGCTTGTAGCTGTTCGCTCTGTTTCGACAACAGTTCAATAATTTGTGGAGTTGTTAGTGCGACAGGTTGTTGACCGGGTTGGTTCAGCATTATTTGTCCGTTCTTTGCCATTTCGTCTTGGGCCATTTTTTCACGTTCTTTCTCTATTTCGGCGATTTGTTTCAACACATCGGGTTTCATTTTCGGATTACCAGGTTCGTATTTTTCCAACAAAGGGTCAATATCTTCCATGAAAAACTTCTTGATAGTAGACTCTTTATCCAGTTTAATAAAATCGGTCACCTTTTTCTTCGATTCTTTCACAAAATCCGGATGAGGATTAACCAACAATTTGCGTTTATCGAACGTGTTTTGTTCGTGAGAGAAACATAAAATAGTTTTCATAGGGTCTAATTGGACGAAAGGGATAGTATACCCTTTTAAAAACTCCCGTTCTTCTGCAACGGCGGCATGGTCTTGATATTTTGTTTGCTTCAAAAGTTCTGCGCGAAATGCAAACGTGCCTGCAGTTGCGTGATTCGGCCCATAAGGACCAAACTGAATCATCTTCTGAATATGTTTAAAATAAATATATATTTCACTTGACCCGGCACATAATGCTTGTTTATTATCCATTAATTTTTCCACTGCATGAGAAATTCGCTCAGGGGGATAATAGTCGTCATCGTCCATATACACAATAATTGTTCCAGTTGCTTTACTGTGCATGTAGTTGCGTTTTTCTCCGAGTGAAACCTTTTTCGGAAGTTCGAAATATTTAATCTGAGAGATTCCGGATTTATCTACCAAATCCTTAATTCGGTCGGTTCCATCATCGACAATAATCCATTCAATTCGGTCCTTTGGGTATGTTTGGTTTCGAAAACATTCAAACATGGTGGGAATAAATGGTCTTCTATTGAACGTGGGAGTACATACACTAACGAGTGGATAATATTTTTTTGTTAATTTTGGAGTATGTGATTTAATTTTACCCATTTTATAGTATTGTTTTTTTATATTTATATTATTTACACCATTTAAGATTTAAATGGTGTACTTTAAATCTTAAATTGAGCGGTATCAGTAATAATTTCTTTAACTTTATAATAAAGTTAAAGAAATCATCACCGATATACATTACAACAACAATTGTTTCGATTATTGTGCGGTTACAGGTTCATAAACTATAATTTTTTTTATAAAATTTGCAATATTTGCGAGTTTTTCAGTAAGTTCTTGCTGTAAAATGCGTAACTTTGTATTTTCAGAGATTGCGAATCCAAGCACTCCGGCGATAAGTGTGCCAATAATTCCGAATCCCATCCATCTAGCAGAAGAAGATTCGATTTTCGAAATAGACGGAATCACATTAAACAAACCAACCAACATAATTAAGAACGGTAAAAAAATGAAAAAATTTCGAAGAAATATTTCAGCCCAGTTTTTATACCATGGATTTTCATCTTTGAGTTCAAAAACAATGTGTTTTAGATTGATGATTGCGTGAATTCTTCTGAATAAGGCGACCAATGACATTTCTTTCGCACCGGAATACAATGAATTATCATCAACTGGTGTACTATTAAAAGAATTATAATACAAAATACTAAATACGGAATAACACCCAAAATAAATAAAATACAGCGCCGATACCATAGAAACCGTCGGTGTAAATATCAATGCAATTCGGATTAATATAATAATTACATAAGTGATAGGATTTGCAACCTTAAATGCCGTCATTGAACTTTTGAACGAATCACTTGGATTCGGAATTGCCATCGGATTTTCGGTAAGATTTGAAATTGCTCCCTTTGCGAAACTGGAAATAATACCTTCAATTACAAAATAGAAGAAAAGCATCGAAAATACTGCGTTGTTGTTTTTCGGATTGTAGAATAATCCAATATCCACTTTTTGTTTTATTATCATTTGTTGAACGAATGCGTATATTTTGGAAATAAAGTCAAGTGCTTTTTTTACAATTGAATTTGAAATTAACAATATACAAACAAACAACGCGCGGTCTTTGAATAATGTGTTTTCCAACATAGAATTTACAAAATTGGGAAGTTTTTCTAAAATTGTGGTATCAAAAAACTGTATAATCTTGTAAAAATATTCAGTAAAAAAATAAGCAAAATTCACAAAATCAAAAGATTCGTAAAACTTGATTTGACGTTTTCCTTCGGTTAAGTTAAAATACCAATTATAACTAACCAATAATGTAAGCAATAAAGAGATCAATGCCGCCAATATTTCCTTTATAATGTCGGCATCATCTTTTGACAAAGATTGCAATTTTTTTGAAGGTTTTACCCTTTCTTTAGGGTCTGGATTTTCAATTTCTACGTCCTTTTCTGGATTTCCAAAGTCTTTAATGTTGTCGATATCTTCAAATGATTCTAGTAAATTTCGCGAATCGATGATTTCTCTATCGTAAATGGATTTTAAAGGAATTGATTGTAGGAACATAGTTAATGGATTTTTATTCAAAGAAATATCAGCAATAGCACTAAAGTTTTCATTTGTTCCTTTCTCTTTCTTTGTATATTTATCTTTATTAATCCAAGTGGTCATCACTATATATATATGGTATCTAACGTTTTCGATTTTATTTCGCATACAAAAGTCCACAATATCCTCCAACGAATGACAATACGTTATATCGTTCTTCAAACAATTTCAGATTATAATTGTAATCATAAAGGCGCCATGTTGGTGCATTTGTCGCAATGACGGTTCCTTCTCCATTACAAGTAATTTGGTAATCGTAATTTTGCAAATCAAATTGGGGAACAAATGTATTGATTTCGATTTCCACGGTTTTGAATTTTGACATATTGATTGCACCCGTTGGTTGATATTCAGTCGGGCTCGTGTTTAAACAAAAATTATAACAGTATAATCCATTGTTAGCGAATCCAGCGGTTCGTGTATATTTCTCAACATATTCGTAAACCTCTCTTGTCATAAGATTTTCTCTATATTCTCCATTGAAAAGTATCCCCATCGTTTCAAGAATCTCTTTTCTATTCTCAACTGTAAATTCGCCAGTGATGAAATAACCGGTGTTTTTACCATTTGGGTTTACCAAAGGCCCAATCAAACTGGAGGACAAGTCAGTTAAATATATATTTGGGTTTGTTCCTTCAATGGGTGCATTTTGAATATCTCCCGGAAGGGTTCTATACGGCCAATTTGTATAATTACTCCACTCATTTCGCATATAAACATCGTTTCTCTGCAAATACCACATCCAGTTTGCAACCATTCCATTTGATTGGACTTTTATTTTTTTCGAACCGGTTACATTTTCGTAATTGTATTCGATAATATCCTTTATTAAGTAAACCTGGTTTTCAGCGGTAAACGTTTTAGTTTCCTCTTTTGAAAGAAAACAATAATTTGCTAAAACATGGATATCGGCATTCCAACCATTCAAAAAATTTGGATAATTGGCCTTGTCAATAATTTCCGAAGGCGGTGTTTGCAAAAAACGAAATAATTGAAACCGGTCTTGAGTG